GCTAGCTCTACATCGAATCCCATTTTTCTCAATTTGCTAGATACACTTCTTGTAGAAGTTTCTAGGTGCTCAGCAGCTGATGCTACTGTAGCTTGAGAGATTGGGCTTTCTGAACCCACGAAGTCTGTAAGACTTTGAGTTCTTTCATCTGTCCATTTTGGTAATGCCATTTGTTTCTCCGTAATTTATAATTGTTTTAGGTTTGTTATTATTTGAACACCCCGTTCTCGGGCTGCTTGTGTTTTTGCGGATTCGATCCCGCTTTCGTTTACTAAGATTGTTACATCTTTTGTTAAACTATTTTTGACAAGGTAGCCCTTTTTTTCTAATACTTGTTTTGCGGCTGCCTTAGTTTTATAGCTTTTAAGTTTTCCTGTTATACAGACAATACCTTTTGTTTGTTCTGTTTGTTTCTGAACTGTAGTTTTCCAACTAAAAGGTAATCTATCATACCCGTCTGTCCATTCTTCGTAAAACCAATCTAGTAAGTTCTCTCTTGCTTTTGGGCCTAGTCCTGCTTCCCTACATACTTTCTCGTTCAAATCTAAAAGCGATTTAACCTTTTCACATACTTTTTGAGAAGCCGTAGTTCCAATTAGCTTTATTGAAAATGCTGGTAGTAGGTCTACTAAGTCAACTTTCTTACTAGCATTTATTTCTCTATGCAGTTTAACTGCAAGTTTCTCGGATTGAAGTGCGTCTATCATCATTTCAAGAGGCAATTCATATAGGTCGAAGAATGTTTGTATCTTCAATTTCTCTACAGTTTTAGGGCCGAGTCCCTTTATTTTGAGTGTTTTTGCAAAATGCTCAATCTTTTTTGTCGTTTTACCACTACAATTAGGGTTGTAACAAAAGAGTTGGTCTTTTTTCGGCTTTAAAATTGTCAAACATGAAGGACAATTTGTAGGCGGGATTATTTGTTGCAATTCTTTTCTCATTTATATATATTATATCAAATTTCAGTTGCCATGTCAAGAACTATTTTTCGGGAAGTCCGAGAGAATCAACGAATCAATTTTGAAACACTCTGTATGACCTCCAAACTTAATTTTTGGCTGGTACTTATCATCTTGATAAATTTCATGTAGGTACTGTTCTTGTATCCACACATGATAAAGGGTATCAGTCCAAGTTCTTTGAATACGGATATCGTACCCTTTAAAACCTCTGCTACGCTTTACAATATGTCTCCAGTCCTTCCCTGAAGCGATTCCTACTTTGATACACTCTCGTTCAAATGTTTTTCTGTTTACTAGGACAATTCCGTATAAGACACCCTCTTTTTCCATCTCTTCGGGGTGGTTACGGAAATAAGTTTCGTTATATACACCAGCCACTATGCATAGTATCCCATGAGGAATCCTATGAATAGTACTAAAAATGTATATGCTATTAACTGATATGTGTTCATTCTTTTCTTTATTAAATTTTTAAATAAAATCTGCCTTCCTATCATAATGTGTGGCCCTTGCATTATAATTCTACTCTTTCAAACCACATTTCAAATTCATTCTGCACCCATTCTCTGGGGTCGTAATCAAGTTTATCTGCAATTTCTTCGTTAGATTCCCAATCATCTGGTAATTCTTCTATCCCTAATTCATCTCTTAAGGGTTGGAGTATCTCTCCATCATCAAGCTCTTCATATTCGCCTCTTCCATCTGCCACTCCGACAAAACACCAACCTTCATCTTCATAAGTCATTCTTATATCAACTTCTCCATAACCTTCTAGGTAATTTTGTAAGTTTTCTATTAGTGTAATAGGGGGTGACCAAGCAGAATACCCTGAAAAGAAAAGACTATCATGGTCTACATAATCAATATTACACCACTTAGCTCCTACATTATCTACATAATAGTCGTAGGAATTTTCTAGCCAGTCGTCCTTGTCATATTCACCTCTCGGCATAAATGCAAGTTTATCAATATCTATTAGTTCTTCTACTTTATAAGTTTCATCACTATTAAATAGCTGTCTTTCATATTCTTCCATTACCATTACATTTTTAAAAGCTACTTCTACATTTGGGCTTTTTGTGCTAACCTCTATATTAAAATATACATGATTTGCCATTAATCTACTCTCCTTACTATTCTGGGGATAATTTCCCCACTTCTTATTACTTCTACTTGACAACCAATTTCTAAGCCTAAGTCTTTAATAAATTTTATATTATGTAAAGTTGCTCTACTTATTTTCGCGTCATCAATCTCTACTGGTTTTAGAATAGCTACTGGAGCAACTACTCCTGATTTTCCCACAGTCCATTTAACATGTACTAGAGTTGTTATAACTCCTTTCTGTATTCGTTTAAGAGCATATGCTCCTCTGGGGTGGTGTGAAGTATGTCCAAATACATCAAAATCTTGGTAACTATCTATTCTAAATACTAAGCCATCTTGTGGATACTCATTCCAATCTGAATCTAGTACTGTGCTAAATCCCATTGAGGTTTTTAGCACAGACATAGACTCTGAAAAACTTTCTGCTAAGTAAGGCTCAGCGTTGTATGAAATAAAGTGAAGGTCTCTAGTTTGAAACTCTTCCTCATCTTTCAAATTAAGCGCTCCGGCAGCATAGTTTCTTGAGTTCTTAATAGTTTTTGGAGCAACTATTTCCCCAGTTACTTGTAGTAGTTTTGGTACTGGAAAAGTAACTCTGTTTGGCACTAAGTGTTTTACTAAATGTGTAACATCTAGTCCTTTCTTACCATCTCCTCTTGTTAAAACTTTATGTAACTCCCCTTCTAAATAAGTTAAAGCCACCGCTGCACCGTCCATTTTAGGACTAACCACGACTGGTTTTTTATATGATTGAAAGGGGTTTTTATCATAATGTTCATTATCAAAAATTTTCTGTAATGAATACATACGATATGTGTGGGGAAATCTGCCATCAGCACTTCCGACTTCTTCAAAGTTAGATAACTCTGCAAGTCTATCAAATTCTTCATCTGACATAAATGGTTTACCATTGTAATATGCCATTGCTGCTCGCCTTAATAGTGCTTTTACATTTTCCATTGTTATATTATAACAAATTTGAAATGTAAAGTCAAGAAATAAATTCAGGTAAGGTAAATTTTATCTAAAATATCTTTAAAGTGAGTTTCTAAGATATTCTTACTTTCTGCTAGGGATAAAATTTCTACTAATCCCTCAAATAATGCTTTGGAGTTTTCAAAATCGATAGGCATAGCTACGCCGTCCTTCGTAGGTTTAAAATCTCCATCAAAGTCTAAGTAGTATTTTCTAAGATGTAAATACTCTGTATCTCGAAATTCATTTATAGTTAATCTAACCTGCTCTGTACCCTCAGCATTTTCATGAATTAACTTTGTATATACTTCTGGGGCTTCGTATATCTTCATTTGTTCTTTAGTATTGAACTTAAAGGAACAATACTTGTAACATCTTTAGGTTTTAATAACCTATACGAATCGGTATCCCAACAAAATAAAAGAACTGTATCATTAGCCTCTCTGGCTCTATTCTTTTTATTTTGAATATATCTATTGTCAAAGTCTAGGGTACAGACATTATATTTAATTTTTCGAGAATTTGTACTTCTGTATGTAATAACTGCGTCACCACAGCTTTTAACTGAGTTTTTGAACTCGTCTTTTTTCACTAATATACTCCATTACTATTAAGAAAACTCTTTCTTCTTAGTAACGGTAGTATAATTAGTTATTTATAGTGTTGATAACACCTGCAAAATAAACAGCAGCTTTACCAGTCAATTTATCAATGATGTCATCATCAATATCTTGTCCAGCATCACTCAAAGCATCTTTTAAAGTTTGCTGTGAGTCTGCTTTGCTTACTCTACCTCCGCCACCACTTGATTTAGCGGAACTAGTTGCAGGAGCTTTTTTCACATATACACCAGCTTTTGTTAAAATCATTCTAACCCCGTTAGGACTTTCTCCTAAAGTGTCAGCTATATCTTTAACAATCTCCATACTTGTTTCTGGAGTTGGATCTTCGCTTGTGTACAGCTCAACGGCTTCGGCTTTGCTTTCATCAGTCCATGCCATTTTTCTTCTCCTTGTTTGTTGTTGAAAATAAAATCTATCACTCATATTATACTAAATTTTGAGTGCTGAGTCAAGAACTATTTTTTGGAGTTAAATTCAGCTTCTATTTCAGTAATAAATTGATTACATTGGTCAATTTTATCTTGAGTTAGAGGTTGTCCGAAATTCATCTTTAAATAAGTTCTTAACCCATTTAGTTTGTTCTTTACTTGTTCTTTAGAATGTATCATTATTCTAGGTCGTTTTCGACATACTCAAGTTTTTCTTGAGCGTGTGCTGCTTTTTCTATTTCAGAATCTATTGCAGCTAGTATATCTGGGTGTTCTCCAATACCTACAGGCTTTCTCATATATACTTCTATATTTGCATTAGCCCTAGCTATTTCACCTTGATAGCCCATTATAAGGGCGTCTTTTATTTGGTCTCTCATTTTTCTTCCTTTGTTACTGTGTTTACATATGCTATACAGAAATTCCTTCGAGCTCTATTACTTACTACTATATGAGGTATGAATGGTACTAATGGTATCATACAAAATATATAAGTAAGAAAAGCCAGATTTCTGTACTTTATCATTAAATTTTCTGGCTGTTTCTTTTCTATCATATACATACTAATAGACCATGTACGAAAAATCATCATAATCCAAGTACTGACATATGCAGAAACTATGACTGTCCATAGTCCCATAACTTCTCCTTTATTAGAGTTTAACGCCGTATTCCTCTAAATGCTTTAAACTTCCTAAGTCGTAGGCTAATTGATGTGCGTTGAATCCTCCTGTCATATAACCAAAATGGTCACTCCATTCAGTATCTCCTTCAATTACCCAAATACTATATAAACTACAGCCATATTTTTCTTCATAGTTTACATACTGAATACCTGCATTTGCATTTTGGTACTCCTTAGTATATTCTTTTTTAATTATAGCTGGAGCGTGATAACTTGCTGACCAAACTTTTTCTCCTTCTTCAAAATATTCACTTACACATTCATCTGGTAAGTAGGCTGGGCCTTTTCGTTTTGTTTTAGGTAGTTTTTCTGGTACTCCTACTCTGTCTAATATGTTCTTAACAAAAGTAGTGCTTCTAAATAATCTTTTTGATATATCCGATACTGTTTCACCATTTAAATAAGATTCAATAGCTTCTTTAATCTCTAAAGTTGTGGCTTTCTTGCCTCTATTTTGAGATTTTCTTACTTCTCGAAAAGATACTGTTTCATTAAATTCGTCTAATATTCTACCCAATCTTGTAGTATTATAACTTATATTTAGCATTTCACAGGCTTCCTTTTTTGTTATCGGATTATCTTGATTAAGTAATGCTGATACTCTAGTAAGGTTTGCCTCGTCTAGTTTCTCTCCTGCTTTCTTTCTTATTCCTCTAGTTGCCATTAGTCTGCATCATAATTAATTTGTCTGTCGTATTCTATATCTTCTTCTTTTGCTTTTATTCGTTGTCCAATTAAAATAATTGCATAATGAATTATCTTAAATAGGTCTTTTTCATCATAACCATTTTTCTTTCCATATCTTTGTGCATACTTCATAATGTTTCCTATACAGAAACCTTCTCCATGTTGTGC